GCGGCGGGCAAGATCGAAGGTGAGCCGGGGTTTGTCGTCGGCGGCAGTGTATCGGCGTTCGAATTGGCCGGAGCCGTGAACCGGGAAGCCCCGGGCGTGTATGTGCAACTTTGCGAAATTTCCCTCGCATCTTCTACCGTGTGGCAAACTGGCGAAATCGCTATAGGTATCACCGAAATCGCCACGATCAGCGACGCAACCATTCAAGTGATCGTGCTATGAACATTCAACAATTCGACTTTTCTGTCGATTTGCTTCGGGCCTTGCTCTGGCAATATAACGACGCTGCACGGCTTGAAGGATTGTTGCGCCAGAAACAGGCGTGGTACGACACGAACCAGACGGCATATTGGGATGATTGGTTTCGCGACGTGTTTGATCTTCGCACGGCGAATGATTTCGGCCTTTCAGTGTGGGCCGCAATCTTAAACATTCCCCTCTCGGTTTTTGCTCAAGGTGACGCACCCGATAAACCGATTTGGGGATTCGGGGTTTATCGAGAGCCGTTCAATCACGGCAATTTCGCGGGCATTTCAAGTTCAATTCTCACCACTGAGCAAAAGCGGCTCGTATTGCGGTTGCGATATTTTCAACTCGTAAACGACGGGACGGTGCCCGAAATCAATCGCTTTTTCGCTTACCTATTCGCACCCCTCGGCCCCGCGTATGTCGTGGACGGCACGACCATGAACGCTCGCTATGTGTTCGGCTTTCCGCTTTCATCCGAGCTTGAATTGGTGTTGACGCAATACGATTTGCTACCTCGTCCCGCAGGTGTTCGGGTAGACTTCGTTATCATCGGCGAAGCCGACGGCTGGGGCTTTGGCCGCTATCACGAGTCCTTTAATAACGGGAACTTCTATCATGCTTAAATTTTTCCGCATCCCTTTCGCCACGAGCGGCGACCGTACTGCGGTGCCTGACGCCGTGGACGTGAACGGGTTTGTTTCCTATACGGCGGGCTACGGCTTTGACTATCAACGCCAAAAGACCGACCCGGCCGCGAAGAATATTGAACGCGACAAGATGAACGAAATATTTTTCGACATCACGACCGCAGTTGCCGAACTTCAAGCCCAAGGGGTGCCCGACTTCATTACCTCGGCACTCAACGGCGGCACGGCCTACAGTTACGGCGTGAACGCTCTCGTTCGCTATTCGGGCGACTTGTATTTGTCCATTGCCGCCGCCAATACTGCGCTACCCAGCGACGCGACCAAATGGGCACTACTACCTACGCCCGCCCGAATTCAAGGGGCCGCCTATACGAGCGCAGTATCGGCAGGCACTGCCGACGCGATCACGGCCGCATTTACGCCCGCTATTGCCGCGCTACCAGTCGCCCCGGGCACTTTGGTCGTGCGTACTCGCGCGGGGTTCGCCAACGCGACCACGACGCCCACGTTCTCGCCTAACGGCTTGACCGCAAAAACCATCGTCAAGGGCAATAATCTGCCGCTCGTGGCTGGTGACATTGCAGGGGCTGGCGCGTGGATCGAATTGGTTTACGACGCCACTCTCGACAAATGGGTTTTGCAGAATCCCGCGACGGGCGTAACGTCGTCGGCCACGCCTTACCGAGAAATTCAACCCGTAGCGACGCCTACGGTCGCTTCCAACGCCTTGACGATCCCCGGCGTTACGTTCACGCTAGATTTTCGAAAACCCACTCTCGCGGCTGGCGGCGTTGATACTGTCAAAGATACACCCGCAGCCCTCGTAATTCCTGCGGGCGCTACGCTGGGTTCTACGAGCGGCCAGTCAATAACCATTGCCGACATTGTGATGAACAACGGCGGCACGTTGGAGCGCGCAGTCGTCAACCTTGCCGGGGGCATTGATTTGTCCGAAACCGGATTGATCAGCACGACCGCAATTAGCAGTGCCGCCAATTCGGCCAACGTCGTTTATTCGAACACGGCGCGTAGTAATTTGCCCTATCGAGTCGTGGGCATCTACACTTTGACGCAAGCCACGGCGGGCCAATGGGCAAGCGTGGCGAGCGTGGTGCAAGGTGCGGGCGCAATTGCTCTTGCGAATCTCGGCAGCGATAGCCGAACTTTTGTTGATCGCACCGGCTCGCGCGTTAACGGCGGCACGTATCGCAATACGAGCGCGCGCACGCGATGGGTTCTCATTTCGGGATGGGGTAGCGGCGGCACGGGTCAAGTTGCAATCAATGGCTCAAACATCTATACCGGGCTTGGACGTTCGACTTATTTCAACACCCTGCCGATTTTCTTCCCCGTACCTCCGGGGGCAACGTATGTCACGTCAAACATAGACAGCATTTCGCAATGGGTTGAATCCGATTAAGGGTTAGATATGCAAGCGTACCGCGTCCCGAACGACCCGAGTCCCCACTTTCTTTCTGAGGAAGAAATCGCGCGAGGCTGCGAAAGCATGTTGCCCGTCGGATTCGTCCGAATCAATGAGGCCGAGGCGTCAAAAATGCTTGCTGCGCTCAATTCAAAATTGACGCCCGAGCAAGCTCGATTTGACCGAGACGGGCGGCTCGCCCGTTGCGATTGGACGCAACTCGCCGACGCCCCGTTGACCTCGGCGCAGAAAGCCGCATGGCGTGACTATCGGCAAGCCCTGCGCGACGTGCCGAAGCAAGCCGGTTTCCCGACCGCTATTGAATGGCCGGTGGCCCCATGATTACCGCGCTCGTGCTGGTGCTGATCGCGCCCGTTTTGCTGGTCGCATTCTTGAAACCAGCATTGCGATATGCCGACGGCGGCGAGCGTGGTGCATGGGTAACATTCTCGGTATTGGTCGCGCTTATTGCCGACTTGATCGCGGCACATACCTTGTGGGCGCTGGTCGCAGGGTTTCCGCGCAAGCCTTGGGAATGGACAATTAGCGACACGCTAGAACGGCTTTGCGTCACGTCGGGATGGCGGCAACCTCACGCGATCACCCTTGCAAAATGGATCAACAGTAAGTCGCCTACCGGGCGTCACATAAAGGCGGTCGCATGAAAGCATTACCCGACTTCAAACGCGGGGACACGTTTACCGCGTCTTGCGTCTACAAGATCGACGGCGTGCCGACCACGCTTGCAGGCAAAGCGATTGCGGCACAAATTCGCACGGTTGACGGTGCGTTGATTGACGCGCTCGCGGTGGCGATCCCTGATCAAACCGCAAACCCCGGGCAGTTCACACTATCGGCCACGGCCACGCAAACGGCATTGTGGCCGGTCGCAGGCCTGCGGTGCGATATTCAATTCACCCAAGGCGGCGCGGTGCAGAGTACCGACACTTTCCTCGTGCCCGTCGTGCAGGACATTACCAAATGACACGCGCAACCGTCGAAATTACTCTCGCGACTGCGCAAGTCGCCGTCGAAGTTACCATGACCGGCGCGCCCGGTGCCAACGGCGCAGGCGTTCCCGTAGGTGGCGCGCTGGGGGCATTACTGCGCAAGAAAAGCGCGGCCGACTTTGATACCGAATGGGCAGCAACCGGGCACGGCGTTTTCTCCGATACGACGGTTCAATCCCATACCGCGATCAATACGCCAAAGGCCGTCACCTTCAACACGACCGAGGCGAGCTTCGGGATTCATATTGACCCCGCCCATACTTCGCGCGTCGTGTGTGATGTGGCGGGCCTCTACAACTTCCAATTTTCCGCACAAGTCCAAATGACCGGGGGTGGCGGCAATCTTGCTGATATTTGGATTTGGCCCCGTATCAACGGCGTGAACGTACCGCGCTCAAATTCGCATTTGACGATCCACGGCAACGAAACCGACGTGCCCGCGTGGAATTTCATGTTACCTATGCTTGCGGGCGATTACTTTGAACTGATTTGGGTTACGGCTTCGCTTGCAATTACTTTCGACTCCGACCCGGCTCCAGCCTTTGGCCCGAGTATTCCTTCGGTTATCCTTACGGTTGACAAAATTCATCAATAAAAGGGGTAACAAATGGCTGATTTGAGCGCACCCGCCGCCGCAGCGACCGCCACGGGGTTGACAATTTTCGGAGTATCTACCGGCCTTGATCCGGCCGTTCTGATTGCCGGTTTTGCGGGTGGCGTGTGGGCGCAAAGCTATCACCCGCCCATGCACATTTTGCAGCGTGTCGGCCTGACCATGATCGCAAGCGTTATTGCTGGGTATCTCGCCCCCGCGACGGCTTCGGTTGCCGTTTCGCTCGATGTGGCCCGGGGGATTTTCACGGTCGCAACGCTGCAACTCCCGGTCGCGGTACTTGTCGGCCTCATGTCGCACAAGGTAATCGGCCCTGCGATCATGAAATTTGCAACCAAAAAAGCCGACGAGGTAACGAAATGACACACACGCTTCAAGTTATCGCGTTGCTCGCCGCAGTCGTGATTTTTTGGCGCGTCGAGCCTGCAATAAACCTCATGGGCGGCAATTGCCGATTGCCAATTCGCTTCGCCTTTTGGCTTTTGGCCGTGGGATCGGCTGGGCTTGTTCTCTCAATTACGCAAGGTTACGTGCCAAGCTGGCCGGTCACATTGATTTGCGTCGGCTTGGCGATCATGCTCACCTATGAACGGCGATTGCATGGCGTTTTCCAAAGGCCCCGCGCATCATGACCCCGACTCAGCTTCAAGCCTGCACGGGTTGCCCACGCCTCGCGCTGGCCGCAATGTGGTTGCCTGAAATCGAAATGGCGATGGGTGCTTATGGAATCAACACGCCCGAGCGGAAAGCCGCGTTCCTTTCGCAAATCGGCCACGAGTCGGGCGGCCTTGTCTATACGACCGAGCTTTGGGGGCCTACGCCCACGCAAAGCCGCTATGAGGGCCGAAAAGACCTCGGCAATACCCAGCCCGGGGATGGTAAGCGATTTCGCGGCCACGGGCTAATCCAAGTTACGGGGCGGGCCAATCACGCGGCCGCACGCGATCGGTTGCGCGCCAAGTTCCCCGGCATGAACGTACCCGACTTCGAAAGGCAACCCGATACGCTCGCGCAAATGCGCTGGGCCGCCCTGAGTGCCGCCGATTTTTGGGCGGCTCACAATCTCAACAAATGGGCTGATGTGGGTGATTTTGACGGCGTGAGCGACGTTATCAACCGGGGCCGCAAGACTACGACCGTCGGCGACGCTAACGGTTATGCCGACCGCCTCGCAAAGTACGAAAAGGCTCGCGAGGTACTGGCGTGACCCCCGGGCTTTATTTGCGCCTTGGCGGCCTGATTTTGGCCCTTGCTGGGGCATTCGCTGCGGGTTGGGCAGGTAACGGCTGGCGATTGAACGCCGAACACGACCGCGAACGCCTCGAACTCGCCAAGCAAGCCGCGCGCCAGCTTGACGCCATGACCGCCGACCGGGACGCCAAGGCGGCCGCCCTCGTGACTGCAAACGACAAACACCTCGCCAAACTCCAAGGGGCACAAAATGAAACGAATCGTCTTCGCGATTGTCTTCGCACTGGCTCTTGCGGGCTGCGCATCGCGGCAACTTGCCCCCCAGCCCAAGGCCCCGACATTACCGCCGCCCCCAGCGTGGATTCTGGAACCCGAGCCGAGCTTACTCCCGACGCTGAATCGGCTTATTTCACCCTACGCGACGGAATCGGTCGAACCGAAAGCAAGCTCGCAGCCTGCCAAGACGAATTGAGAATCAGGGCCGCGCCTGCCGCCCCTTGAGGCCGTCTTTGTAGCCCCGGGCATACTCTGCCTGCAATCTCTCTTGAAAACGCCTCTCGGCCGCGATACGCCGCGCGTAGGGGCTGGATTCGCTCGGGGGTAAGGGTTGGGCCTCAAGAGGCGGCGGGATCGCCACGGGGCGCAAATCCGGCCGGTTGGCGTGGTGAATGTAGCCGATCAAGATCGCGACGGGCACGCTCACGACCAGCATTGCGACAAAGAACCGCCCGAAGAATTTTAGCATACCGACGCCGCCTTTTTTCGTTCGTCACGCTTCACGCGCGACACAAGGGCGATTGCACGCTCGACCCCTTGCGCTTTGGGCAACTGCCCGCGATCCCGATATTTCTTGCGCAGGGCACGCAGATCGGCGAGGGCTTCGTCGCAAGCGGCTTGCCAAGGCTCAAGGGCGGCCGTGCGCTCGATCACCTCGTTACGCCGCGCCCATGCGTCAAATCGGCTTGTGGCGGTCATGGCGCGGGCCTCGCACTAATTCGGGTCGCCCCGGGGAAACGGCTCATGGCCGCGAGAATGGCGTCGCAGCTTGAGGGCTGCAAATCGCGATAGGCCAAGCGGCCGACGCGCACAATGTAGAACTTCATTTGGCAAACCTCGGGTGAAAGCAATTCAACAGTTTGCCCGCCGTCGGGCTATTATCGTCACGGTCAATATGCCGACGAATACCGAAAACGTCGTGTGAAAAATTGAAATCGTCGGCGGCGAGCAATTCGTCGAGCCGTAACGGTGTACCGTTAGCAATACATGCTGACAAGTCCATGTGCAGCGATAGCCCGTCAAACGCTTTCGCACCGTTAGAAATCGCGAGCGCCTTTGCGCGCGCAACGATTTTTCCGATTCGCACGGCGTCTTCGCGAGTAGTTTCAAAGCTGATCATTTTGAGTTCTCCAAGTGAGGGGCCGAAGCCCCGAGGGTTTAGATTACTTCCACAATTTCAAAGCTGGCGGGCGTCAAGGTCTTGTCCATGAAATAGCCTTTTTCGGCGTACTCTTTGGCGTTAACGTCGATCCAGCGTTGCGCGCTTTCTTTGGTGTCGCAATGCGCATGCACTGCCAGCGGGTTTTGCTTTTCTACGATCTTGAATTTAGCCATTTTGCGTTCTCCGTTTCGTGTTGCGATGGGTGAATTATGCAACACAAAACAGAGTTATGCAATACCTAACTAAAACTAAGGGTTATTGCCCGCTCAACGTGTAATAGCCCACGTCCTGCAACATGCTTTCGGCCTTGGCGATATACCACTCGTAATCTATGTCGCTCGGGAATTCGTCGGGCAGCGTCATGCACGGCCGCGCGCCATAGGATAGCGACACGGTGTTGCCGTTCGTGGCGTACACGATGGGGCCGGGGGCTTGCGTCGAGTAATACCAGCGCACGACCTTACCCAAATACTCGGGGCGTTGGGGCTGGAAACACGAGCGATAGGCCGTCGCAGTGTCTACCGGGTTCGGGAAGTCTTGGCGCGACCATAGGCGGCCAGATTTGACCCAGCCGTAAGCCTGCACTATGGGCACCATTTCGCGCACGAGCGCGCCTTTCTTTGGCCCTTCGCCCCACATTTTCACGCCGCCGCCGTTCACTCGCTGGATTGTCACGAACTTACGAATGTCGCGGCATTGCGTGATTGTGGTCGCGATGGGTACGCCGTTGGCAAGAAACTCGGCCGCAGCGTCGGCGCAGATTTCCACGTCGGGATTTTTCTTTTCCACGAGGCCCGCGCGGCTGTATTCGCCCTTGCGCTTCACGTCGCCGTCGGCCTTGATCGCGAAATAATTATTCACGTCGCGGGAATAGATCGCACGATATTCGGCCGTTTCCATTTCAAGGCCCGTTCGCTTTTGCCACTCGGCGATTAAATGCTCGCTCACGTACACTTTGTCGCGCGGGCACTTGATCACAATGCCGTCGGTGTTGGCCGACACGACGGGGATGCCGTAAAGCTCGTGCCACTCTATGAGCATGAGCAAAGACAATTGCCCCGTGACGGTCGTTTGAATAAGCATCGTCGGCGCGAATAGCACGCTGTACGGCGAGCCGGTCTTGCCGAACGTGCCGTTAATCATGATCTTGCCGCCCGCGTCGCCCGTCTCGGCGTCTTCGAACTCCGTCGAGTTCGTGAGTCCCGCTTTCTTGAGGGCCTTCACCTTCGCTTTGTCGGCGAGTCGTTCGTTTTTAATCGCCTCGAACTCGCGCAAGAAAGTCTCACCCAACGCTGGCGGCCACTCGCCCGAGTTCAAAATCAACGAAGGGTAATAACTCGCCACGTCGTTATCGCGTAGCACGTAAGCGTCGTCGGATTTGTGGACGGCTTTTTTCTCTTGCGAGTGAAGCCCGCCGATCCCGACTTTGTAAGTCGATTGCCCTATGGTGATTTCCAGCCCCTCAATTTGGGGCGGCATTTCGACGGTGCCCGTCGCACCCAGCCGAAACACTGAGGCTTGCACCAGCGCGAGCGCGCGTTGAAGCTGGGGGAGTTGATAGGAAATAAAAGGCGGCGTGCGGTATTGGAATTGCAAGCCGTAATCAATTTCGGGCTTGTATACCCTGCGGCCGAGTGCGATTTGACAGCGAGTGCGCAACACGGCTTCGGCGACCTGCGCGTCGGATTTGCTGCGCAGGTCGAGGCCGTACCGCTTGCCCAAGTTCTCGCGCTGGCGCAATTGTGGTTGCAGCGCATCGAACAACGCCAAAAGCACATCGAGGTCGTTATCGCAATACGTGTCAACTTCAACGATTTGCGCCTCGGTCAAGACCTGCCCCGGCTCGTATGGCAGATCGCGCATGGTTTTGCAGTGAATACGCCCCGCGTATTGCTTTTGCGACCCCGCGCCCGGGGCGACTTCCATAATGTCGATATGGTCGGCCGGTTGCCACTCGGGCAAGTTCAATTCCCAAGGCTTGACGCGCTCGACGATTATTTGATCGTTGAGCCATTTCAATTGCTCGACCGTGTAGCCACACAATGCGGCGCAGATCATGGGCACGTCGTACCCGTTACCGTTGAAACTGATCGTCGTGTAAGCATTGAACAAGGCCAGAATTTGCGCCTTTTGTTCGGCGTTGAATGACTGACCCGCACGCAATGCAAAACTATACGTCTTGCCCCCAATCGGGCGTAACTTCAAAAGCCAATAATTCGGGAAACATTCGGTGTCGTAACCTGCACGCGGGCGGCGACCGTCGGCGGCAACAGGGGGCGGGGGCGGTAGCGTCATTGCGATTTGAACCCCCAGCCGCCGCGCTTGCGGTACATGATAAACAGCGACCAGCAACCGCGCGGCGATACTTGGGTGATCTTGTGGAACTCGCCGAATTTTAGCGTCGAGGTCGTACCCGCGCCCCGCAAATAGGCCACATGGTCGCGTTCCTCAACATACCAGCCGCGCAGGATTATCGAACGTGCGGCCCAAGGGTGATCATGTTCGGGGCCTTCGTCGGGTGCCGCAATGAAATGCACACGCACGGAAATCGGCAAGGGCCAACGGCGGCGCTTCACCTCGTTGTCCCGGTAGGGGTTGAAAAACCAATAGCGGGCCATATAGAGTTGCGTCGGCGACCGCTTGAGGTGATAGTAAGGCGTCGCCAAACTGCGCTCGACAATCCACGCAAAGACACGTTCGCGGGCGCATAACTCGGCGACCTTGCGCCAAAACCAATTGAACATTTGGGAGACTCCAAAAAGCCCCCGGCCCGTGTGGGCGCGAGGGCGTTGCGTTACTTGGCGGCGGGGTCTTTGGCCGCGTCGATCTTGCTGCGAATCCACGCAGCCCCGCCCAAGCGTTCGAGTTTTTCACGCTGCGACGTGCCGAGGCGAATCGTCGTCGTGTGCAAAAACTCGTCGCCGAGACGTGGGCGGCCGCCCGCCCCCTTTTTGGTTGCGGGTTTCTTGGTCATAGCATCATGCCTTGCGCGCGCAATTGTTCGTCAGTCCAACCCTGCGCGACGTATTGGTCGCGAGTGAAGCCGCCAGCCGCCGCCGTCATTTGATAGACGGGCGCGGCAGGGGCTGGCGGGGCCATAGGCGCGGGCGCAGGCATCACGGCAGGGGTAGGCATACCCGGCACCGCAGGAACGCCCCCGGGGCCTGCCAAGAATGCGGGGTTCGGTGGCACGGCCATCGGGGCTGCGGGCAATTGCATCGCCGCAGGGCTACCGACCGGCGCAGGCATTGCCGGGGCTGCGGGCATGGGGCTAGGCACCGCCGCAACCGGGGCAGGGGCTGGCATTCCCGGCAAAGAGGGCACCGCACCGGGTACAGAACCAGCGTGCATTGGCAAGGGTGCAGCCCCTGCGGGCAAAGGGGCGGCGGCACCCCCGAACACTTTCGAAGCATCGGGGCCGGTCGAAATGATTTCGCCCACGCCTGCAAGTTCAACCATACCGAGATTCACGTAAATGCCGGGGCGCTGGGGGTTGTTGTTGCCCTCGATACTGCCCGCGACGCGCACGTAATAGCCACGGGGGATAGCCTTCGGGTCTTGGATTTGCTCGTGCGGCGCGTAGTGGCCCGCGTGGAAACAACGGGGCGCGAACGACGACGAAAACTTGATGACCCAATGACCAGCGAAACCGGCTTTCTTTGCGTTCGGGATTTCTCCGGGCTTCGACACTTCCATGCTATCGCCGTCGGCCAACTTCCAAGAGAAATCACGCGAAAGGCAATTGCCCGCAGCGTCGAACAATGTCGGGAACGCCGAGCGCGCGACCTGCACCATTTGTTGATAGAGGGTAGCAAAGCCGGGGTCGTCTTTGCGAAACGCCACGGCAATAAAGTAGCGTTGCGTCGGCTGGCCCGCGTTGGGGCCGGTCTTCACGACCAGCGGCGCGCCTTGCTGATCTTTGGTTTGCGCTTCGAACGGGTCGCCTTGAACAAGACGACCGACGGGGGTAAGGAACTCGACTTTCATTTGAAATTACCTTTCAGGTTGAGGGAAACTAATTATGTATCACTTTTGACGGGTTCGTCAACTAGCCGCCAAAAATTCTTCGCGCCTTCGACCCGTCGTCTTCGACCAGCTTTGCCGCGCCTGCGGGACGTGTGGCAAATGCGTCGAAAATTTCCGGCCCGATCTTTGCGGTTTTGGCCTTGGCTTTGGCTTGCGTGGGCGTGATCACGTCGGGTTCGGCCGCGAGGTCGAGGCCCAACATTTGCCCGAGTGCCAACACCTCGGCCGGGGGCTTCGTCCACGCAAGGCGGCCCGGGGTCGATTCGAGTGCCCAAAACGGCACCAGCGTACCCGCCTTGATCTTGCTCGCGGCTTGCGCTTCGAGGCCGCTCACGCGAGCTTCGAGCAACGCTTTCGCCCTATTGAGCGCGCGCAACTCAAGGCCCAAGGCGTGCGGCGTAAGTTCGAGCGGGGCGTAATGCTTGCCGTAATCGGCCGCGAAATAGGCGGCACGCTGCAACGCTTCGCAGGCATGGCGGCCCTTGCAGTTCTTGCACGCCTCGGGCTGGGGGCTGGCCGTGGGGAATTGGCTTGTCGCGTCTTCGGCGGCCATTTCCAGCCGGTTAAAGTGCGCGCGCAAATCCGAGGCAACCACACGCCAACGGCGCACGGGGCCGTCGCGATGGTAGGCCCGGGGCTGGATCACGACCATATCGACGACGGTTTCTTGATCCTGCAAACCGTTTATGCCAGCCTCGCCGAGAATGCCCGCCGTGTAGTCGATCAACTGCCAATTTTCGAACGCCTCGACGATTTCGTGCCCGTATTTGAAGTCCCATACGTGCAAGCAAAGACGACCATTTTGCAGGCGTGACCATGCGCGATAGTCGGGTGTCCCCCAATTCTGAGGATGCACCCGAGGGATTTGCACACGCCGTTCGATTGCGAGGTACTTCGCCCACTCGGGGCCGAGGGTTTGCACAATGTCGTCTCGCACAAGTTCGGCCGCTTGCAGCATTTCCAGCGTGACGGCGACCCCGTTCGGGGCTTGCGTGTCAATCGCGACGGGCGTGCCCTGCAAAAGCATTTGCACGACCCAATGCGCGGCGGTTCCTTCGAGGCTTGAAGGGCTGGCCTCGGTTTCAGGGTAAGCCGCTTCGAGGCTCGCCGAAAGTGCGCAGCGCACCCAGCGAGCCGCCGAAGACGGCGCGAGAAAAGCGTGTTCGCTCACAATTCAACCTTTCTCGGCAAGTGCCGCGATAAACGTCGGTTCGGTCGCGCAGTTTTCGCAAATCAAAACCGTAATTTCGGAGTCTTCGAACGGCGTCGCAATCGGCGCGCCATCGCCCATTACATCGGCCAACGCAACGCCCCCGGGGCCGCCGCCGAAAAATTGTTCTAGCCCGTGTTGGCGTTGAGCCGCGCGCATATCGACGCCCATGCGTTCAATTTTGACGCGCCAGAAAAGGGGCAGGCCCGAAGACATGACCCCTTTGCCGCAACAAGCGCAAGGCTTGAAGTCTTTTCGTTGCATGATCAAGCAAACGCGGCCGGGTACATTTGCTTGATCGTCGCCCACACGAGCGGCACGAATGCCGGTTGCGTTTGAAGTGCGACGATATTCGCAAGGCCGTTCGCCGTGGCCGCCTGATTCGTGGCCGTGGGCGGCAGTTTGCCAGCAACCACGAGTGGCGAAATCGCGCTCATGAGTTGTTCAAACGTCGTCGGGTCGGCAGCGACCGAAGGCGCAGCCGGTGCGGCAGGCAGTGAGGGCGCAGCCGGGGGCACGATAGCGGCCGGGGGCAAAGGGGCTGGCGCGACGGCACCCCCGAAGACTGCGGCGGCGTCCATTGCCGGGGCTTGCTCGGCGGCCGGTGCGGGGGCCGCAACGCGGGCGCGCAATTCAGCTTCGACGCGGGCGACCAATGCGGGGTCGTTGATGCCGCGTTTCGCTTTCCAAGTGCCGTCGGCGACTTTGGTTTTCGTGCTGGCGTGAATGCGTTCGTCCCACGGCAAACCCTTGCTATCGAGTTCAACGTCGCTTGCATGGCTCGTGGGGGCCGCAGGTGCCGAAAGGGCAGTCGCCCCGGGCACGGGCATCGGTGCAGGCGTTGCGGGGGCGGCCGGGGGCAACGTCGAAGAACCCGGCGCAGCCTCGGGGGCAATGTGTTGCATTACGGCACCCGCAATAGAGGGGGCAACGGGTGCCGCAGGGGCCAAAGGGGCAGCGGGGGCGACATAAGTGTCGCTCGTTTTGCGCGGGGTCGGTGCGACAAAACTGCGCACAGTACCTTCGGTACTTTCCAGAATCACGCCGAGCAAAGCGTGGGCCGCGCCGATTTCTTCGCGGTCGTCGAGGTTGACTTCGAGTTTCATTTGTGCATGTCCTTTCTAGGGTTTGCAGGTTTAGGGAACCTCGAATATACTCGACCTGACGAACTTGTCAAGTATTGCAAAACATGAGCCGACTAAGACCCTATCAAGCAACAATCAAAGCCGCCGTGTTCCAGCATTGGAACGAAGGCCGCCGAAATGTCCTCGTGAAATCCCCCACGGGTTCGGGCAAGACCGTGCTATTCGCCGACGTGGTGCGAACGGTTGACCGAGCCGCCGCCGTGATCGCGCATCGTTCCGAACTCGTGTCGCAAACCTCGCTCGCACTGGCCCGCGAAGGTGTGCGGCATCGCATCATCGGCCCCGACTCGCTGCGGCGCAATTGCGTATCGCTGCACATGGATCGGCTCGGGCGATCATTCTACGACCCCGGGGCGCGTGTGGGTGCCTGCGGCGTCGATACGCTTGTCGGTCGCGACGCCAAGGCCGACCCGTGGTTTTCGCAGGTCGGTCTATGGGTGCAGGACGAAGCGCACCACGTCTTGCGCGGCAACAAATGGGGCGACGCTGCGGCCATGTTCCCGAACGCCTACGGGCTGGGGGTGACGGCCACGCCAGCGCGTGCCGACGGTAAGGGGCTGGGGGCGGCCGCCGACGGGCTTTTCGAAGCCATCGTGCAAGGCCCCGAAATGCGCGAATTGATCGACGCCGGATACCTGACCGATTACCGAATTTTCGCGCCTCCGTCCGACGTTGATTACTCCGAAGTGACCGTGACGGCCTCGGGCGATTTATCCCCTGCCAAATTGCGCGCGGCCGTTCACGCATCCGACAAGATCGTCGGCGACGTGGTGGCGCATTACCTAAAGATCGCACGCGGCAAACTCGGCGTGACGTTCGCCGTCGATGTGGAAAGCGCGAAAGAAATCGCCGCAGCTTTCAAGGCCGCAGGGGTGCCCGCCGAAATCGTGAGCGCGAAAACCCCCGACCTTTTGCGCGCTCAAATCCTGCGCCGCTTCGAACGTCGCGAGGTGTTGCAATTGGTGAACGTCGATCTATTCGGCGAGGGCTTCGACCTGCCCGCAATTGAAGTCGTTTCGATGGTTCGCAAAACCGAGTCGTGGCCGCTATTCGTGCAGCAATTCGGCCGCGCCCTGCGCCTCATGATCGACCCGACCGTCGCTGCAAATTGGGACGCCTTCACGAATGAGGAACGCCGCGCCCACATTGCAGCGAGCGGCAAGCCCGTCGCCTTGATCATTGATCATGTGGGCAACGTGATACGCCACGGCCTGCCCGACGCCCCGCGTAATGACACGCTCGCCCGTCGTGTGGCCCGCAATTCGGGGCCGTCCGACGCGATCCCCCTGCGGGCCTGCGCCAACGAAAACGCCGACGGCATGGGCACCCCCTGCGCGAGCGTTTACCCCCGCTTCAACAAGACGTGCCCCTATTGCGGGTTTTATCCCGAGCCGCCAGCGCGCACCGCGCCCGAGTTTGTAGACGGTGATTTGTACGAACTCGACGCCGAGGTGCTGGCCGCCATGCGCGGCAAGGTGGCGCTTATCGACGGTGCCCCGCGTGTGCCGCAACACCTCGACGCCATCGCGCAAGCTGGGGTGCGCAAGGCACATCAAGCCCGAGCGAACGCGCAATTTTTCTTGCGCGAACAAATCGCATTGTGGGCAGGCTGGCAAAAGGCCCGAGGCTTCGACGATTCGCAAAGTTACCGGCGATTTTTTCACGCCTTCGGCCTCGACGTATTGAGCGCGCAAGCCTTGGGCAAACCCGAGGCCGAAGCCTTGGCGCTCAAGATCAAATCAGTTTTAGATCAACATGGAGTCATTGCGCTATGAACCTTTACCAATGGGCCGCGCGCTGGGGTCTTTCCCTCGAATGCCTGCGCGATTTACAAACGACCCTCGGCACCTACACGCCGCCGCTTGACCCGGTAGGGCCTGCGGCTGGCAAGTCCGAATCGTGGGTGCAAAGCGTCGTGCGAATTGAGGCCAGCCAAAAGGGCGTGAAGTTATTCCGCAACAATGTCGGGGCGCTCAAAGACGAGCGCGGGCGGCTGGTGCGCTACGGGCTGGGGAACGATTCGGCGGCCATGAATGAGGTTCTAAAGTCGGCCGACCTTGTGGGGTTTCGCCCCGTGGTAATCTTGCCCCAGCACGTCGGCCACACGCTCGCGCAATTCGTGTCGCGTGAGGTCAAGGCCCCGGGCTGGCAATACACGGGGGCGGGCCGCGAGCCTGCGCAGCTTGCATGGGCGAACCTCGTCAACGCCAACGGGGGCGACGCCTCTTTTGTTACTGATGAAGGTTCGCTATAACTTGACCATTCCGTCAACAGTCTGATATATTGGCGCAATGTCGAAAAGTTATTACGTTTATTTACATCGCACCGAGTCGGGCCGGGTCTTTTACGTTGGTAAGGGGCAAGGCGCGCGGGCGTGGTCGCGCAAAAATCGCAGTCTGAATTGGCGAAAAGTCGTAAAGCGCGAAGGTTTGCGAGTTGAAATCGCATATGACCATTTGCAAGAGTGGTACGCCTTGGAATTGGAAATAGAAACTATCGCCCGTTTCGGTAGAAGTTCGCTCGTCAATCTGACCGACGGCGGCGAGGGTGTATCGGGCAGAAAAGTTTCCCAAGAATCGCGCGCAAAAATGCGTGCCCGCAAAATCGGGAAACCCCTAACTTGTGAACATCGCGCAGCATTGAGCGCGGCAACCAAAGGTGTCAAAAAGTCGCCCCGCACGCCCGAACATTTAGCACGGCTTCGGGCGGCAAATGTCGGTCGAAAAATCGAATGCTCAAACGGATTAACTTTTTCAAAAATAAGCGATGCTGAGAAATGGCTAAGGGCTAACGGTTTCCCGAAAGCCTCGGTCGGCGGTCTGCACACTGCCGCCAAAAATCAAACATCCGCATACGGTTTTCACTGGCAATTTTAGGAATTTAAATGTCTCGCCCTCAAACCAAACTCGAAGCCCGCGAGCGTATCGCGCAGATATTGGCCGCCGCGCTGGAACTCTCCCCCCGCATTGGTTACACCCGATTGACGCGCGAGCATATCGCCGAGCGCGCCAAGGTGCCGCCGTCGCTCATTTCGTACCACTTGGGCACCATGCCCGAGCTACGTCGCCACATCATGCGCGAGGCCGTTCGCGTCGAATGCCTGCCGGTGATCGCTCAAGGGCTGGCCCTACGCGACCGCCACGCGCTCAAGGCCCCCGAGGATTTGCGCGCCCGCGCGTTGCGATCTATCGGGGGTTGAACATGCACCAGCTACCCCCGGCGCTCGCGCCGTTGGCCGCCTATCGGCAATTCCTTTGCTATGCCCTCGTGCCGAGCCAAACGCGGCCGGGGAAAATGGACAAGATACCCCTATCGCCTCACACGGGCCAAGTTTGCACGGCGCACGATCCCGCCAATTGGACGACGGCCGACCACGCTTGCCTCGTGGCGTCCACATGGGGTCAAAACTACGGCGTCGCGTTCTCGTTCACCAAAGATGATCCGTTTTGGTTTGTGGATATTGACGGGTGTTTTGACGGCACACAATGGTCGCCGCTCGCGCTCAAGATTGCCGCCATGTTCCCGGGCGCTGCGATGGAACTATCGCAAAGCGGCAAGGGGATGCACATTTTCGGCATGGGGCAAGCCCCAGCCCACGGTAAGAAAAATGCCGCGCTCGGCATGGAGTTTTATACCGAGTTGCGCTTTGTGGCCTTAACTGGCGTCGGCGCAATGGGTGATGCTGCGACCGACCACACGGCCGCGCTGCACGCGCTCACGGCCGAATACTTCCCGCCGACCGCAGGGGCCGACGGCGACTTCACGTTAAGCGACGGCCCGGTGCCCGAATGGCGCGGCCCGACCGACGACGCCGAGTTGTTGCGCCGTGCCTTGAACTCACGCAGCGCGGCGAGCGCATTCGGCGGCCGCGCCAGTTTCGCCGATCTTTGGAACTGTAACACCGAAGCCCTTGCCAAAGCCTACCCCGACCCCGCCCGCATGTTTGACGCCAGCCAAGCCGACGCCGCGCTCGCCTCACACTTGGCGTTTTGGACGGGCCGCGACGGCGAGCGCATTCGCCGCCTCATGCTGCAATCGGGCCTCGTGCGCGACAAGTGGAACCGCGACGACTATTTGCCGCGCACGATTTGCGAGATTCTGGCCCGCCCGGGCGAGGTGTTGACCGACAAGCTACCCGAACCCCCCAGCGTGCCGCAGGCGGCCGCGCAAGCCCCCGTGCAAGCCGACGTGACGGGTAACACCTTTCTATCGCCTGACGCGCAAAAAAGCCTCTTTGCCGGGTGCGTCTACGTGCAAGACCGGCACCGCGTCTTGACCCCGGGCGGGGCCTTGCTCAAGCCCGAGCAATTCAAAGTCGCTTATGGTGGCTACGTTTTCGCAATGGACGCCGTGAACGAGCGCACCAGCCGCAACGCTTGGGAAGCTTTCACCGAATCGCAAGTGTTGCGCGCGCCCCGAGCCGACACGATTTGTTTCAAGCCCGACCGGCCGCCCGGGGAAATAATCGACGACGCGGGCCGCGCTCGGGTCAATACGTGGTGGCCCGCAAACGTGCGCCGTGTGGTCGGCGACGTGTCCCCCTTCATGGATCATTTGCGCCGGGTGTTGCCCGACGAACGCGACCGCGAAATTTTGCTCTCGTATATGGCCGCGTGCGTGCAATACAAGGGCGTGAAATTCCCTTGGGCACCCGTCTTGCAAGGGGCCGAGGGCAACGGCAAAACGCTTTTTTCGGCTTGCGTGGCCGAGGCCGTGGGGCAGCATTACACGCACTGGCCGCACGCCGAAGACCTCGATTCGCAGTTTAACGGCTGGATCGCCGACAAGGTGTTTATTGCAGTCGAAGAACTTTATTCGCAGGAACACCAAGCGGAAATCGTCGAAAAATTAAAGACCCTCATTACCGGGGGTATGGGTATCCAAATTCAGTTTAAGGGCGTCGATCAAGCGAGCATGAGCATTTGCGCGAATTTCATGATCACCACGAATTACCGCAACGCGATACGCAAGACGCCCGACAATGCTCGCCGGTTTGGCATTTTCTATTCGGCCCAACAAAGCGTCGCCGACATTGCGCGCGACGGCATGAGCGGCGACTATTTCCCGCGCCTTTACGATTGGCTCAAGCATCGCGACGGGTTTGCCATCGTGTCGGAATTGCTGCACACGTACCCGATTGCGCCCGAATTCAACCCAGCCGGGGCCATGCACCGCGCGCCCAACACCTCGACGACCGAGGCCGCCATTATCGAAAGCCGAGGCAGTGTCGAGCAACAAATCGCCGAGGTGATCGCGCAAGACACGCCCGGGTTTATTGGGGGCTGGATTTCGTCGGTCATGCTCGACCGCCTCATTACTGACACGCTCAAAATGGGCAACCGTTTGTCGCACACAAAGCGGCGCGAACTCTTGCAGGGCATGGGCTACGTGTTGCACCCGGGCTTGCCCGACGGCCGCGTGAATAACCCCGTGCAGCCCGACGGCCGCAAGCCGCAACTATTCGTCAAGCCCGGGTCGCCACAAGCGGCCATCGTTGGGCCTGCCGAGATTGCCCGGGCCTACAGTGCCGCCCAAATGCTCACGGCTGCGCAGGTGCGTCTATGATCCGGGCGCGCTACAAATGACGAAAGGCCCCTCGGGGCCTTTTTTTTACGGTCGGTTCATGAGGTAGCCATTCACCCATTCTTGCCCCTCGGGGCTGCGCATGAATTTGTCGGATTCTGCGACGAAGTGGGCGTGCAATTGAGCTTGCAGGCGGTCGGCTTCGGCCGTGTTGCCCGAGGCGTGGGCGGCGTTGATTTGCTGGCGAAGGGTCTTTACTTGGGCTTGTGTCATGTTGCGTTCTCCGTTTCGTGTTGCGACGGGTGAATTATGCAACACAAAATCGAGTTATGCAATACCCAACTATTCCGCAGGGTCTTCGCCGTCGAGTAGGGCGCGCAGCCGTTCGCGCAGGGCTTGGGCGCTGGCGTGCAATTTGGCCGCGTCTAGGGCTTTGATTCGCTCACGCAGGCTTCGGGCTTGGTCGCGTTGCATCGGGGTCATGGCGGCCCGATTTGACCAATTCCGGGGCGTCTCTACGACGTGCAACTCGCGGCACTTTTCGGTGTTAGGGTAGCGAGCATTGCCCCAGCGCACCAGCGAGGCCCCGCGCGAGGTTTTGACGACCTCGCCCGTTTGGCCGTCTTTGGTAACGAGTACGCCTTTGCGCACAAGGCGCAGGCCGGTCGCGTCGAGGTTGCTCATGGGTTCACCTTTTCCAGTAACGGGCGGCCCTGCGCAATGCGGCCGCGACCTTGGGGGCGATAAATGCGCCGTTTGCGTCGGCAATCCGGGCCTTGTGTCGAAAGGCTCGGCGGGTCTTGCGGCGACTCAAGCCCGAGGGCGTGGCCGCCTTCACAAGTAACGCGACGATTCGTTGCTCGGTTTCGGTCATAGCACGACGGCCAGCAAGACGACCACGGCAAGGGCCAGCCAAAGGCCCCAGCGTACACGGCGGGGCTTGCTGTAGCGGCTCACCGCCCCGGCGTAATCGGCGTCTTTGAACGCCTCGGCGGCCGTGCGGGGGTAGCGTTTGACGGTGCCGCAATCCCCGGTGCATTCGCTTTCGGGGTAATTGCAGCCGTTCGAGGCGTGCGGGCATTTGCTCATGATGGGACGCCCACGACGCGGCGGGCTTCGGTTACGAGTTGGACAAGCATACCCGGGCCAATTTCGCCCGCGTCGGGATTGAGACGGGCCACACGCTCGACGAGTGCGTGCAATGCCAGTATGTCGGCTTTTGCGTCTTCAAAGGCAAAGGCGATTGCCTGCGGGCTTTGGCGGGTTGCCATCGCCTGCGGGTCGCACCCTTGCCATTGTGCGATTGTGCGGTTCATGCCCGCCCCAGCAACGCACGGGCGTCGGCGATAAGCGCGTCGGTTTCCTCGCGGCTCGGGCGGGCGACCGTACTCAAAGCGGCGACACGTTCAACAAAGGCGCGAAAGGCGTCGGGCGGGGGCAGTGTTTGGCCGCGCGGCTTCGGCTCGACGTGCTTCGCCGTGGCCTTCGTCTTGCCTGCGGCTTTGGCGGTTTGCACGGCTGCGGCAAGGGTTTCGGCGGCCTTGGTGGCACCTTGCTTGCGCACGGTCTTTACGGCCACGCTTGCCGAGACTTCACCGGCCGCGACCATTGTTTGCACGGCTGCGGGGGCTTCGACCAGCGCGAGGCCGTTTTCGATTGTCGAACGGTGCAACCCGGTACGGTCGGCAATCTCTTGCACCTTCATGCCCCAGCGAATCAGGCGCAGGAACCCGCGAGCTTGTTCGAGTGGGGTAAAGGCTTTACCCTGACCACTGCCGAGCATGTGCAAGACGCTTTCGGTTTCGTTGCCGCGAAGCTGGCGCGCTTCGAGTAGTACGTCGATACCTTCGGACATGAGGCGGCGGGCGGTACGGGTGCGGCAATGGCCGTCGCGCACGATCACGCGGCCGTCAACGACCGAAACGTCGATGGGCGGGAAGTACGCCCCGGCCTTCATGGCGACGTACATGCGTTCGAGGTGTTCGTCGAGTTCGGGGCCTTCGTCGCGAAGGTTGAAGCCGTCTTCAAATTCCACGAGGTCGGGGCGTACCTTGAAATAGGTCGCTTTTTGAATACCGTCGGTTTTCGATTCGGCGAGGGCTTTCAGGCTGGGGGCTGCGGTTGCCATGTGGTGTAGTCCTCTCAGGGTTGAGGGGTTCAATTGTGCATTACTTGACGGGATTGTCAAGCGGTCGGGGCTTCCCATACGGTGCGGGAATCTTTGGCGTAGCCGCCAGCATTGCCGAGCAAGCGGCGAACACTCTCGGCGGTCACTTCAACTTCGACCATTTCGACGCTACCTTGCGACTCCGAAGCCCTCACGGCCTCTTTTGCTTCGCGCAGGGTAAAGAACACGTCGAGGGCGTCTTCGCGGTCGTCTTTGGCAATGTAGAACTTCACGGGGCATTCTCCAAGTGAGGGGCCGAGGCCCCGGGGTTTACAAGTGGGTATCGAAGCCGGTGTGTTCGGTGAAGACGGCTTGCAGGCGGTCGGCATACACGCCGCGCACCACGGGGCCGCACGAACGCACGTCGAAAGCGCGGCACTTGAAAAACTCGATCATGTACGTATCGTTCGTTTCGAGCGTCACGCGCACTTTGTTCGCCTTGTTCGTGGCACCCTTGCCGATGCTGAATTGCAGGAAGTTGGAACCGCCGACAAAATCTTTCGCGCCGGTCATGGCTGCGAAGCGGTTGCCGCCGAGTTGCTGGCGAATGGTGTTTGCGATTTCGAGGGTCATTTTGCGTTCTCCGTTTGTGTTGCGATGGGTGAATTATGCAACACAAAACAGAGTTATGCAATACTTTATTTTTTACCCGACTTGCGCGAAGGGTTATTGCCGCGCCCCAGCGTAAAGCGGGCGGGCGTGAGCGTCGCAGCCACGAACGAAGCGGCTCGCGTCCGTCTCGCTTTCCTCGCGCGTGTGTCGGATCACCGATTGCAGGCAGTACACGCCCGGGGCGATCAGGGCGAAGACGCCCCAGCCGTCGGGCGCGCCGATTGCCCTCGGGGTTGCGGCCAGTAGCCCCGCAATGATTTCTCGCAGGTCGGCGGGGCTATGTTGAATGTCCGGGTTATCGAGCGCGAATTGCGCGCGCTCGGCGATGGACGGCTGCGGATTGGGCGAAGGGGTGCGCATGGTCGAGCCTTTCACGGTTTGGGCAGGTAGGGGACGGCTTGGGGCTTTTCTTCGGCACGCAGATTCACCGACTTACCGAGCGCCAATTCGCGGGCACGCTCGGCGTCAAATGGTGCAGGTATGACCGGGGCGCTGGGCATGGACGGAACTCGCCCGCGAGCCATGTCAAGAGCTTGACAATAGGCCAGCGCGGCGGCATGGTCGTCGGGATGCAAGCTGTACGCAAAGAACCCTTGCAGCTTTGCATTTGTCGTTTTTACAAGTCTTTTATTGTATTCCTTTACATATCCGGCCGCGCATTTGACGCAAACGCCAGTCGAAACAAATCGCTGCGCGTCGTGACCTTTGGAACATGGCCGACCAGTGTAGTAACGACGTTCGCCAGCTTCGGCGGCTTCGCGGCGAGTTTTTACGCTATACATAGACTTTACCCCAATTAAAAAGAGACTCAATTTTACCCGAAAACACCCAAAACCCCTATACCCGAACATTATTTTTCTATTCCCCTACCAATCCAGAACGTATGTTGTATGTATGACGTAACATCTTACTATTAGCATACTATCTGCATTCCTATAGAAGTTATTTTTTAGGGGTAGTTGGGTAAAGAGAGTGTAAGTCTTTGATTTATAAGGGGAAAAAGGCAACCGAAGTAGTTGGGTAACGACGGGTGATCGCGGGTAAGTGTGGGGGACGGGCCATATCGTGTAGTATTGCGCTATGAGCAACGAAGACCCCCTCAAGTCCCGTAGGCTTCCCCGATTCGTGGAAGAATACGTGAAAGACCCAAACGGAACCCGGGCCGCACTGGCTGCGGGCTGGCCGTCGTCGTGGGCGCATGTGGCCGCCTCACGCTTGCTTAAAGAACCTAAAGTTCAAGCCCTGATCGAAGAACAGCGCGAACGGGTAAGCAAAGTCGCAATGATGGAAGCCGCCGACGTGTTGCGCGAATGGCTCGCCCTCGCGACGGCCGACGCTTCGAAAATCATGCGCGTGCGGCGGCTCAATTGCCGCCATTGCTGGGGCATTGGGCACGCCTACCAATGGGATGCCCGCGAGTACGCCAAGGCGTGCGACGACGAGCTCGCCGCAGCCCAAAAGGCCAAACGCGAACCGACGATGCCGGATTGCTCGGGCGGCTTCGGCTGGCGTGCCCGTGGTGAACCGAACCCGGCGTGCCCTGACTGCGAGGGCGAGGGGCTGGAAGACGTGTTTTTTGCCGACATGGAAAGCCTCACCGGCCCCGAACGCAAATTGATCGCGGCAGTGAAGCGCACAAAAGACGGCCTCGAAGTGAAGTTGCGCGATCAAGACGCGGCATTGCAAAACATCGCGAAACACCTCGGCTTGCTGATCGAGAAACGCGAACTCACGGGCAAAGACGGTCGCCCCCTGATCCCCGAGGCCCCGCCCGCCGACCTGCCGAGCGATCCGCAGGCCCTCGGCGCGCTTTACTCGCAGATCGTGGGGGGTTGACGTGGACGGCTTTGATTTTCTTGCGCCCGACTATGCGATGGTGTATCGCCGTCGCTTCGAACTCATTCGCAAAATGCGGGCCGATCCGAAGGTCGTGCCGACACTGCGGGCCTATTACAAGTTGCACCCGTGGCAGTTCGTTAAAGACTTTGGCATGACCTACGACCCCCGCAACATCGAACGGGGCTTGCCTGCGACGATCCCGTTTATCCCGTTCCCGCGCCAAATCGAACTCATGCAATGGATTTACGACCACTGGCGCAACGGTCGCGACGGTGTGGTGCCCAAGTCGCGCGACACGGGCGCAAGCTGGGTTGCTATCGCCATGAGTTGCACGCTATGCCTTTTTTACGAGGGCATGGCTATCGGCTTCGGGTCGCGCAAAGAGGAATATGTCGATAGGCTCGATTCGCCGAAATCGCTTTTCTACAAAGCCCGGGTGTTCCTCGCGAACCTGCCCGTCGAATTTCGCGGGGGATGGGATCGAGACAAACACGGGGCCTTTATGCGCCTCACGTTCCCGCAGGCGGGCAGCGTCATAACCGGCGAGGCTGGCGACAATATCGGCCGAGGCGACCGAACGGCAATCTATTTCGTTGACGAATCCGCGCACCTTGAGCGGCCCCAGCGCGCCGAAGAATCGTTGAGCGCGACGACCAATTGCCGCATTGACATGTCGAGCGTCAAGGGGCCGACGACGCCGTTCTCGGTCAAGCGTCGGTCGTGGCCTGCCGAGGACGTGTTTGTTTTCCACTGGCGCGACGACCCGCGCAAAACCGAAGCGTGGTACGAGAATTTGAAGCTCACGCGCGACCCGCAGGTTATCGCGCAGGAATACGACATAGACGAAAACGCGAGCGTAACCGGCGTCGTGATCCCGAGCGAATGGATTCAAGCGGCGATCAACGCCCACGCAAAGCTCGGCATTGTGCCAACTGGCAAGCGAACGGGCGGCCTCGACGTAGCCGACGAAGGTGCCGACCTGAATGCCTTCGCGGGGCGTCATGGGGTCTTGCTCGACTTCGTGGACGCATGGAGCGGCAAGGGCGGCGACATTTACGGCACGGTCGAGCGCGCCTTCGAAATTTGCATTACGAGCGATTACGAGGCGTTCGCCTACGACGGCGACGGGTTGGGGGCTGGTGTCAAGGGTGACGCGCGCACGCTCAACGACAAACGCAAGGCGGCCAAGCATCGCGAAATCGAGGTGCGCAAGTTCCAAGGCTCGGCGGCGGTCGTCGATCCCGACGGCAAAATTCCGCAGTTCGACGGCGACGAATCGCGCGACAAAGACGAGCGCACGAACAAAGACTACTTCGCCAACGCCAAGGCGCAGGCGTGGTGGGCGCTGCGGCTGCGGTTCCTGCGCACCTATCGCGCGGTCGTGTTGGGGCACCCGGTCGCCGACCCTGACGCCCTCATTTCCATTTCGCCCACGTTGCCGCAGCTTTCGAAATTGACCCTCGAACTCTCGCAGCCGACCTATTCCGAAAACGGTGCGGGTAAACTCTTGATCGACAAGCAACCCGAGGGCGCAAAGTCGCCAAACCTCGCGGATGCCGTCATGATTGCTTTTGCACCTACCGAGCCGACGCGGCGCGGGTTTTTTGATTTGTAAGGGGTTCGACCATGCTTGCACGCTTTTTTCGTTGGCTATTCTCGGCCCCGGCCGCTACGCCCGCGCCCGCTCAGTCCGAACCGCTACCCGGGCGCGAGTCGTTTTTCTCGACCGAAATTGGTATCGACGACCGCTTGAGCCGCGAGGAACGCTTGGCCGCTTTGAGCGCGAAGGCGATCCCGCGCCATGTGGGCGAGACGGCGACCTATTTGCCCGCACTCGCGACCGACGGCAGGTTGCACACGTTCGCCGAGGATACGAGCAATTTTCAAGACGGCATTAAAGCCGTGTTCACCTTGAATCAGGTTGGCATTCCCGAGGTGCAAGCGACGTGGTACGGCTCGCAAGGCTTTATCGGGTATCAGCTTTGCGCATTGCTGGCGCAAAATTGGTTGATCAACAAAGCGTGTTTGATCCCTGCGCGCGACGCGATCCGCAAGGGCTACAAATTCACCGTGAACGACGGCACCGACTTCGGCGAGCGTGCGCCCGAGGTGTTGGACGCGATCAGCAAGGCGAACAAGCGTTACCGCCTGAATCGCTCGCTCGTTGAATACGTGAAAATGGGCCGTGTGTTCGGCATTCGTGTCGCCTTGTTCCTCGTCGAGTCTGACGATCCCGATTACTACGTGAAGCCCTTCAACCCCGACGCGATCACCCCGGGCAGCTATCGGGGCGTGACGCAGATCGACCCCTATTGGTGCGTGCCCGAACTCACGAGCGCGAGCGCGAGCAATCCGACTGCCCTCGACTTTTACGAGCCGACTTACTGGATCATCAATAACCAGCGATACCACAAATCGCACCTCGTTATCCTGCGCGGCCCCGAGGTCGCCGACATTCTCAAGCCCTCGTATCTGTACGGCGGTTTGAGCGTGCCGCAAATGATCTATGAACGGGTGTACGCGGCCGAGCGCACGGCCAACGAAGCCCCGCAACTGGCGCTCACGAAACGCGCCATGATTTTCTACACCGACGCCGCGAAGGCGCTCGCCAATCAGGCGCAATTCGAGCAACGCTTGGCAACGTGGGCGGCATTCCGGGATAACTTCGGCGTCAAGGTTGCCGACAAAGAGGCCGACCAGATCGAGCAACACGACACGAGCTTGAGCGAACTCGATGCCGTGATCATGACGCAATACCAGATCGTCGCGGCGGCGGCCAACATCCCGGCGACGAAGCTACTCGGCACCACGCCGAAGGGCTTCAATGCGACCGGCGAATTCGAGTCGGATAGCTACCACGAAGAACTAGAGTCGATCCAAGTCAACGACATGGAACCGCTCATAGATCGGCACATGGTTTGCATGATCCGTTCGGACATTGCCCCGCGCTTTGGTGTGCGGCCTTTCGGCGTCGAATGCACGTTCGAACCGCTCGACTCGCTTTCGAGTGAAGCCGCCGCCACGGTCAACAAGACCAAAGCCGAGACGGATAAACTCTACGTCGATATGGGCGCGCTCGACGGTAGCGAAGTGCGTGCGCGAATCAGTGCTGACGAAATGAGCGGTCATAACGGCTTGCCAACTCTGGAAGACCTCGACAATGCCAGCGAAGAAACTGCGCCTAACGGCCAAGCGTGAAGCGTGGGCGGCAAAGCAAAGTGCCGCACCTACCTTTCGCGGCGAAGTGATCCAACATAACGCGGCGGTCGCCGTGCGCTACGTTGGGGCCTTGTCGTCGCTCACTGCGCAAATGACGGCGCAGGTTCGGCGTGAGGTCGAGAAACTTTTCAAGACCGACGCGGCCGCCTCGCACTTCGGAGAAGACGCCACAATTGCGAGTCAATCGCGCATTCTCATGTCGTCTTTGGCGGATCGCTTCAATGCACTATTTGCCAAGAAAGCGAAGCCGCTCGCCGAAGGTATGGTGAACGACGCGCAACGCTCGGGCAAAACCGCTTTGCATTCGAGCTTGCAAAAACTGTCGGGCGGCATGAGCTTGAAAACGTCCGTCGTCGATTCGACCTTGCAGAACATTTACAAAGCGAGCGTTGCCGAAAATGTGAGCCTGATCAAGTCGATAGCGTCGGAGTATTTGCAAAAGGTCGAGGGCGCGGTAATGCGTTCGATCACGACCGGCAACGGATTGCAAGACCTCGTGCCCGCGCTCGAACAATACGAGGGGCAAACGCACCGACGCGCGAAGAATATCGCGCTCGACCAAACCCGCAAGGTTTACAACTCGATTAACCGGGGGCGCATGGAAGCCCTCGGCGTGCGCAAATTCATGTGGCACCACTCGGGCGGCGGCGCGCACCCGCGCAAAGACCATCAGGACATGGACGGGCAAATTTACAGCTTCGACAAACTGCCGGTGATTGACCCGCGCACGGGCGAGCGTGGGATTCCCGGGCAGGCCCCGAATTGTCGGTGTACCATGTCGCCAGTTTTCGATTTTTCTAAGGACTAGACGACATGCCGCCAAAGATTGCGCGGCGCTTCGATTTATCTATGCTAACATGCGGCATCTTAGGGATGCAGTATGAAACGCAATGATTTGAGCGGTCGAGAAATCGGCGAACTGACGGTTATCGGATACAGTCATTCGCACATCCAGCCAAGCGGGCAAAAGCGGGCAATGTGGTTTGTTCGATGCTCGTGCGGGGTTGAAAAGGTCATGTCAACGGGTACGCTTTTGCATGGGCGCACGGTTTCATGCGGGCACGTCGGTAACGAAAAGCGAAAAACCGCTAGGCGTTTGCCCCAAGGCGAAGCGGCGTTCAACTATCTTTTTCTTCGATACATTCACGCAGCCAAAGATCGAAACTACGAGTTCGCATTGTCTCGTGACGAATTTCGATTGCTTGTCAAAAGCGATTGCCATTACTGCGGCGTCGAGCCTCGGCAAGTGCATCGCGGAAAATCCGACGACGGCGGTTTTGTCTATAACGGTGTTGATCGAATTGACAACCGCCAAGGGTACGTCGCCGGTAATGTCGTGCCATGCTGCGAAACATGCAATAGAATGAAATCGAGTTTCAGCGTTGACGAATTTTTGCAGCACATAAAAAAGGTGTTAGATCATGCCCTTAAGTCGAGGTAGTTCGCCCGAAACGGTGTCGGCCAACATTGCCGAACTCGTGCGCTCGGGGCACCCGGTCGAGCAAGCGGCCGCGATTGCGTACAAGGTTGCCCGGGGTGAAGACCGCGCGGCCGGTATCATTTTTCGCGCTGGTGACTCGGTGTTGCTTTTGAACCGCGCACCCAGCGCGGGCGACTATCCGTTGCATTGGGCATTCCCCGGGGGCGGCATTGAACCGGGCGAGACGCCCGAGCAAGCCGCGATCCGCGAATGCCAAGAGGAAATCGGCTACACCCCGGCCGAAGCCCTGCGGGTGTTGGATTGGAACGACGGTTTCACGACCTACGCGCTCGACCTGCCCGAACCGTTCGCGCCCGTCTTGAATGGCGAACATGTGGGCTACATGTGGGCACCCCTCAACGCCCTACCCCAGCCCCTGCACCCGGGCGCAGCCTCGACGCTGGGCCTCATGCCGTCGGTAATGATCGGCATGGACGGCGCGCGCACCTACGACGGGAACGGCTGGTTCGAGGTCAAGGCGAACCCTATCAGCAAGGCGGGGATATTCCCCTACTCGGGCCGACAATTGGGCCTGACCGGCCCCGACGCCGACCGGATTTTTAACGTCCTGCGGCCGCCCGAGGAACTGGCCGACCCCGAATGCGTCGAGTCGTTTAAGCTGATCCCGTGGATCGACGACCACACGATGCTCGGCCCCGTGGCGCAGGAACTGACCGACCGAGCCATGCCAGCCGAGCGCAAAGGGGTGCAAGGGGTGATCGGTGAAGACGTGTTTTTTCGCGACGGCACACTCTTTGCGAACATCAAGGCTTTTTCGTCTACACTGGCGGCACTAATTGCGGCAGGAAAGCGCGAGCTTTCGGCCGGTTATCGTTGCATCTACGACATGACGGCGGGCGTTTGGAACGGCCAAAAGTATGACGCAGTACAACGCAAGATCAGGGGCAATCATCTTGCCCTTGTTACCGAGGGGCGCATGGGGCCGGATGTGGCCGTAATGGATCGCTTCACTTTTACTTTTGACGCAAAGGAGCTAGAAATGGCTGATGAAAACAAAGGCGGCGAAGGCGGCGGCGCGGGTAGCATGACCCTCGAACAAGTCGTTACGACCCTTTCCGAACTCGCCCCGCAAGTGGCGAAATTGACCGAGGCTTTCGCAAAGCTGAAACCCCTCGAAGAAGCCGAACACGGCGTAAGCCTTGACAAAGAGGGCGCAGCCCCTGCCGCAGCCGCACCGGCCGCCGCAGCCAAGCCCGAGGACGGCGGCGAAGGCACCCCCGCAGGCGCAGGCATGGACGAAGCCGCATTCGTGAAGCGTATCGCAAAGCGCGATCAACTCGCGAAGCAAATCTCGGCCCACGTCGGCACCTTCGACCATGCCGAAATGACCCTCGACGCCGTGGTGAAGTACGGTTGCGACAAGCTCGGCCTGCAAGCCGAAGCCGGTCAAGAGGCCGCCACGCTGCAAGGTTTCTTGCAGGCGAAACCCGCCGCAACTCCCGCCGCTACCGTGTCGGGTATGGACGCCGCGCCCGCCAAGGCCGGTAACTTCGTCGCTCGTCACCTCAAGAAAGGGGAATAAATCATGGGCTTCCAATCTACTGTCGCACTGAATCAAGGCTTCGGCGTCGTGGGCGAAATCGTCTTCGAAGGCCCCTTGCGTGCAACCCCCGGCATTATCAAAGGTGCCGACGCTTCGTTGAACGTGGTCGGTCGTGCCTTCACGATTGACACGGCCGACGGCCAGTACACCGCAGGCGGTACGGGCGTTTTCGGCGGTATCCTCGCGAACCCCAAGGCTCTGTCGAGCGTGGGCACGAGCGCAGGCGGCCCGCTGGCCCCGACCCTGACCGTTCCGAACGGCACCGTCGGCGAGTTCGTCACGATGGGCGAAATTGTGGTCGCGCTGGGTGCGGCTGCGAACATCGGCGACGCGGTGAAATTCGTCAACGCGACCGGCGTTATCGCCACGGGTGCGGCTGGCGCTGGCGAGACTGCAATCGCGAATGCGAAAGTCGTTCGTTTCTCGAACGCCGCCGCAGGCCTTGCCGTCATTTCCCTGACCGGCAACTAATCGGCAATTAAGCATAGGAGAAACGAACATGGCAAAACAAGCCTCTACCGTTCACAGCCACATTTTCGGCCGTGACATGTCCCCCGTCGTAATGGCGGCCGAGGATTGCGTCGATTACGGCGCGCTCTCGCAAATCGGTATCAACCTGCCCCCGAGCTTCGTGCGCGACCAAATCCGCGCGATGGGCCTCGACGGCATGGCAATGGACGACACGCAAGGGCTGATCACCTCGGCCAGCATTTCGAACCCCGTGCAGTTCCTGCAATCGTGGCTACCCGGCTTCGTGCGCGTGCTGACCGCCGCCCGCCGTATCGACGAAATCGTCGGTGTGACGACTGCGGGCAAATGGGACGACGAGGAAGTGATTCAAGGTATTCTCGAACCCTTGGGCGAGGCGTCGCCTTATGGTGACTACACCAATATCCCGCTCGGTTCGTGGAACCTGAATTTCGAACGCCGTACCGTCGTGCGTTGGGAAAAGGGCATCAAGGTCGGTTTGCTGGAAGACGCTCGCAGCGCACGGGTTCGCGTGAACAACGCGGCCGAAAAGCGCAGTGCGGCGGCTCTGGCCCTCGACATTATGCGCAACAAGGTCGGTTTCTACGGCTACAACGGCGGCGCAAACCGCACGTATGGTTTCCTAAACGACCCGAGCTTGCCCGCGTATTCCAATTTCGCGGCAACCGGCACCGGCGCGACTACGACTTGGAGTACCAAGACTTTCCTGAATATCACGGCCGATATTCGCGGGATGTTCGCGGCGCTGCAAAACCAGTCGCAAGACCAGATCGACCCCGAGCGCACCCCGACGACCCTCGCGGTCGCGACTGCGGTGTTCCAATACCTGAGCGTTACAAGCGACTTCGGTATCTCGGTGCGGGATTGGTTGAACAAGACTTACCCGAAATGCCGCGTGATTTCGGCCCCCGAGTTGAACGCCGCCAACGGTGGCGCGAACGTCGCTTACCTCTTTGCCGACGCCGTGGAAGACGGTGGCAGCGACGGCGGTGCGACCTTCGTGCAGATCGTGCCCGCGAAGTTCCAAGCCCTCGGCACCGAGAAACAGGCGAAAGGCTACGTCGAGGATTTCTCGAACGCGACGGCCGGTATCATGGTGAAACGCCCGTTCGCGGTCGTGCGCCGTAGCGGCTGCTAAAAGTTGCAGTGAGCCACTTTAGGCCCCGGGGGAAACCTTGGGGCCTTTTTCTTTTTGTGGTATGGTGCAGCTTTCAACCCCCCTTCAATCTCTTTGGAGTTCACCAAATGGGCAAACTGTACGTGTATTCAACGCTGGCCGCCGACGTGGCTTATACCAATCACCAGCAAGGCGGCGGCGACCTGCCTATCGAATTGCCCCCGGTGTTGGTCAAGGGTGGCGCGGGCGTCGCGAACGACCGTTTCATTACGCCCCGTGGCGTCGTGACTGAAATCACCGAGGAACAAGGCGAATACCTGCGGCAAAACGTCTTGTTCCAACTGCACGAAAAAAACGGCTATGTCGAAATTTCTGGCAGCTATGTCGATCCCGAAAAGGCCGCCGCCGACATGACCGGCCGCGACGTTTCCGCGCCTATCGTCCCCGAGGGGCTGGGCGACTCTGATTTGCCCGCCTCGGTCGGTGGTGCTGAAAGTGAAGACGTGCCCGCCACGTCCACGCGAAAGAAAAAGTAAAGCCCCCGGGCTTTGCCTACAATGTGAGGGCCGGGGCGTTGATCGTCTCGGCCCTTTTTCTTTGAGGGCCTACCATGACGACAATCACAATCGACGTTACCGCATTCCGCGCACAGTTCCCGCAATTTGCCGACCCGGCCAAGTTCCCCGAGCCGCTCATTCAAGGGAAATTCGCCGTCGCTTGCGTCCACATCACGCCCGACACTTACGGGGACATGACGCAGGCGGCGCGCACGCAAGCCCTCTACCTCATGACTGCGCACCTCTTGGCGCTCGGGGTGATCATTGCGCAAAACGGCTACCAAGGCCAAGTCGGGATCGTCACGGGGGCCACAGTCGATAGCGTGGCGATCACCCTGCAACCCCCGCCCGTGCGCGGGCAATGGCGCTGGTGGCTCAATACGACCCCCTACGGTGCCCAATTGATCGCCCTACTCGACGCCCTGAGTGTGGGCGGTTTCTTCGTCGGCGGCCTGCCCGAGCGCGCGGCGTTTCGCAAAGTGGGTGGGATTTTTTGAACTATGCGAGTGACGCGCAAGGCTGGCAAGATCGACGCGCTTCGCCAAACGGTGAAGGGCCTCGACGGCGCGCAAGCTCGGGTCGGCTGGTTTCCGTCGGCCAAGTATGAGGGCGGCCAGCCCGTCGCGGGTATCGCGGCCGTGCAGGAATTTGGCAGTCCCGCCCGGGGTGTTCCCCCGCGCTCGTTCTTTCGCACCACGGCCACGGAAAAGCGCGAGTCGTGGGCCGATACCGTCGAGCAAGTGAGCCGCGCGGCTGCGCAAGGCAAGATCGAACCGGGCCGCGTGATTGAGGCCGTCGCATTGGCGGCCGAAGGCCATGTGCGCGAGACGATCACCAAAATACAATCGCCGCCCCTGAAACAAGCGACAATCGACGCACGCAAACGTCGGCTCGCCAACGGTGGCGCGGGTGCGCAAGCTACCATCGCGAAACCGCTTGTCGATACCGGCATACTCTTGAACACTCTCACTTCGGAGACGGGCAAAAAATGAACATCCCCGGCGCTAACCTTTTGGGCATCGCCTTGCGTGTGATCCAGCCCCAAACCTTGAGCCACGAGGCGTTCGTCTCGCGTGAGCCGAATAGCGCGGGCGACTTCGTGAGCGTGTACGCGGCCCCCGTGGACATTCAAGGTAGTATGCAAGCGGTGAATAAAAAACTCTATCAAGAGTTGGGCTTGAACCTCGCCAAGAATTACTCGCAGCTTTACACGCAAGCCAACGTGCAACCCACGGCGCGCGACCGTGAGGGCGACCGCATAACCTTCGGCGGCAAGGTGTGGCTTTGCGAATCCGATATGAATTGGGGCGTCGTTGACGGGTGGCGCAAACTCTTGTGCGTCGAGGTGCCAGCATGAACGACAAAGAATTGAACGCCCTTTTCATGGGGCCTTTGCGCGATGCCATGACGGCCGACATTCGCTTGAACGGCGTCAAGCTGGCGCGCAACTATCAGCAAACGCAACAGGGCGCGGCCTCGGGGCCGTTCGTCTATTTCGTCAAGATTGGCGACCATCGGTACGGGCACCCCGGGCGCTTCGACGTATGGGACGCCGCCGCGCAAACCATGCGGCACACTGAGTTGCAGCCCTATGAAACGACATATCAGCTTTCGGCATGGGTGCCGCAGGACGCGGCCGACGTGACTAGCCTCACCGAATCCGACATTCTCAACATCGTTTCGGGTATCATGCAAAGCGACGCGATCTTGTCGGCCTTTCGGGCGGCGGGCGCGGGGATTCTTCGGGTAACGGATGTTCGAAACCCGTACATTGTGGACGACCGCGACCGATTCGAGGCAGTGCCGACATTCGACGTAGTGTTGACCCACAAACGAGAAATTGCCGCCACGCTACCGGCCGTGGTGACATACGACGCAAATGTAAGCCGGGTCTAGGGGTTTCAAAATGGCTATTTCCTTCAAACGATACGTCGATATTACGTCGGGTGTCGGCGGTGGCGTTGGGGTTCGCCTGCGCGACCTGATCTTGCGTTTGTTCACCACTTCGACGCGCGTGCCCGAAAAAACCGTGATCGAAATGGACAACGCAAACGACGTTGCGACCTATTTCGGTTCGACCTCGCCCGAATACCTGCGCGCGGTGTTTTACTTCGGCTTCATTTCGAAGCTGATCACGGCCCCGAAAAAAATCAGTTTCTCGCGCTGGGCCAACGCCGCAGCCGCCGCGCAAATTTTCGGCGCGACAAAGACGTTCGCGGTGTCGCAATTCACCGGGATCACCACGGGTTCGTTTAAGCTGACCCTCGGGGCCTATACGGGCGACGTGACGGGCCTCAATTTTTCCAGCGCGACGACCCTCTCGAACATTGCTTCGACGCTGCAAACCGCGATCCGCGCAATTACTGCCGGAGGTTCTGATTGGACGGCCGCGACTGTGACCTACAACGCGACCGCGAACCGTTTTGAACTCGTGGGCGGCGTGGTAGGCCCCGAACCAGTAGCCACGGCCGCAGCCGCAACCGGCGTTGACGTGCGTTCGTTGTTGGGTTGGGACGCGACTGGCGTGTTTTCCCCGGGCGTGGCTGCGCAAGAGCCGCTTGACGCATTCCTCGCCAGCGTGACGGCCTCGGATAACTTCGGCTCGTTCAATTTCATTCAAACGATCACGCAAGCCCAAGCCGCCGCCGTGGCTTTGCAAAACGACTCGTATAGCGTGAAATTTATGTTCACGCTAGGCATTGCGCAGGCCGACGCCGCCAGCTATTACGCCGCGCTCTCGGGCCTTTCTGGTGTAGCGACTACCCTCTCGCCGATTTCGACCGAATACCCCGAATTGTTGCCCTCGGCAATTCTGGCCGCGACGGATTACAGCCGCCGCAACTCGGTACAAAACTACATGTTCCAGCAAGCGACACTCACCCCCAGCGTGAGCGACGATCCGACGGCTAACAGCATGGACGCTTCGCGCGTGAACTACTACGGCCGCACCCAGACGGCGGGTCAATATCTCGACTTCTATCAACGCGGCGTTATGATGGGCCTCGCGAGCGATCCGGTCGATATGAACACGTACGCGAATGAAATGTGGCTCAAGGATGCCGCAGGCGCTGCGATCATGTCGCTTTTGCTCTCGGCCTCTCGGGTGCCCGCGAATACGACCGGCCGCGCACAATTGTTGGCGATCCTGCAAAACGTGATCGAGCAAGCTACCTTCAACGGCACGATCAGCGTCGGCAAACCCCTGACCACGACCCAAAAGCTCTATATTGGCAATCTGACCGGCGACGGCGAAGCGTGGCAACAGGTTTACCGCCTCGGCTACTGGATCGACTGCACTTTGCAAAGTTACAGCACGCAAGACGGTCGCACCGAATGGAAAGCGGTTTACACCCTGATTTATTCGAAAGACGACGCGATTCGCAAGGTCGAAGGCTCGCACGTCCTGATCTAACCCGCAACCTCACTTCGGAGAAACAACCATGAATGACATTAGCGTATTTGGCCTGCGGGTGCAGCTCACAGCCTCGCAAACTTTCCCGAGCGGTATCAGCTTGACGCAATTTGCCGACGACGCCGACCCGTTTGACGCCCCTTCAATGCAAATTCGCGACAAGGCGATGGGCGTGAATGGCGACCTGATCACATGGAGCAAGGCGAACCCTATCGCCTTGACTCTCAACGTCGTGCCCAATAGTGACGACGACAAGAATCTCGCCGTCTTGTTTGACGCAAACCGCGTCGGAAAGGGCAAGCAAGGTGCCCGCGACGTGATCGGCGTCACGGTCGTTTACCCCGACGGCCGCACGACCTCTTTTACCCAAGGCACCATTACCGACGGGATGCCCGCAAACAGTGCCGCAAGCTCTGGTCGTCTCAAATCGAAACCCTACGTCTTCGCCTTCGAAAACGTCAATCGCACCTAAAGGCGCGCGCCATGATCGAACCGAAAGAGATTACTATCGAGACGCAACGCGGCGAAAGTCGCGTTTATGTCTTGTCAAAATTCCCGGCGATCCAAGGCCGGGAAATCATCGCCAAATATCCACTCTCGGCTATGCCGAAGCTCGGCGACTATCAGGTGAACGAAGAAACCATGCTCAAGCTCATGGCCTTCGTTGCCGTGCCGCAAGAGGGGCGCGAGCCGTTGCGTTTGACGACTCGCGCCCTTGTGGACAATCATGTGCCTGATTGGGAAACGTTGGCCCGCATTGAATTCGCAATGATGGAGTACAACGTAAGTTTTTTCGGGAACGGGAAAGGCTCGACTTTCTTAGAGGCTATCACCCAGAAAGCCCAAGCGTTCCTTTCCAAAACGTTGATGGATTTATCGGCGCAATCGTCGCCGAAGGAAAAGCGACGCTAAACGAGCTTCGAACAATTTACAGCGTCGAGGACGCCTTTAACATTTGGGAAGTGATCATGGTCACGCGCTGGAATGAACACCTCGCCATAGAACACGCAAAGAAAAGCAAATGAGCATCCTCGACACGTTTTACATTTTGTTCGACTCCGACGCCTCGAAGCTTGACAAGGGCCTCGGGGAGTCGGAGAAAAAAGCCGACAGCCTAATCGACAAACTAAAGGGCGTCGATAAAGAAGGTGCAAAGGCAGGCGCAGGCCTTTACAAGATGGTCGCGCAGGGTGCGAGCTTGCTCGGCATCGGTATGTCGCTCGGTGCCCTTGTGGCGGGCGTGAAGTCAACCGCCGCAGCCTATACCCAACTCGAAAAACTGGCGTTTCAATTCCGCTCGACGGCCGAAGCCGTGGACGAATTTCGCGACGCGGCTGGATTGCTGGGGATCAACGAGGAACAAAGCGTAGGTGCCTTGAAAAGCCTCGAAGCCGCCGTGCAAGATACGTTCCTCGGGATGGGTCGCGCGAAAAAGGTGTTCGAAGAATTGGGCATTAAAGTGACCGACGCGGCGGGCAAGATCAAGCCCACGACCGATGTTATGGGGGAACTCGCGGGTAAATTCAAAGACATGGATAGGGGCACGCAAATTCGGGTTATGGAACGCCTCGGCCTCGACCCGGCATTGCTCAAGCTCTTTAATTCCGACCTCGTGGAATTGCAACGCCGAATGTCCGAAGTGGATCGCGTGAGCGGCTTCAATCTCGAAGCGGCCGTGAAGCGTTCGGCCGAGTTCACGAAAGCGAGCAAGGGCCTTTCGCTCGAAGTTAACGTGTTGAAACTCTACCTCGAAAAAGTAATCGAGGCGTTCAAAATTTCGACGATGCCGTTTTTCACCGAGGCCATGACCACGGCAACGAAATACGTTCGAATGCTGGTCGATTACCTCATGAAGCATTCGCACTTCGTCGAAGGGGCCATGATCGCAATTGGCGGCGCGATCCTCTATTTCGTCGTACCTGCGGCGATTAAAGGCGCGTTGGCAGTGTGGGCCATGATCGCCCCGTTTGCGCTCGTTGCTGCGGCCGTAATCGCGGCTGGCGTGGCCTTCGCCCTGATCTATGACGACATTATGAATTTCATAGAGGGCGGCGACTCCATGATCGGGGCCGTCGTGAACAAATGGCCGATCATCGGGGAGATTGCCCGGGGTATCGGTGAAGCTCTCAAATCGCTATGGCAAACGGGCGTCGCCGTGTTCGATTTCTTCGTCGATATGTGGAACGATCCGGCCGCCGCGTTCCAAGCGTTTCTCGATTTGATCTTGGGCGGCCTCAAAGCGATTTTGAACGCGATCCCGGGCGTATCCTCGGCATTGAAATATCTCGGCTTTGGGGGCGATACTGAGGCCGCCTTGGGGGCTGGTAAAGCCCAACTCGGCGTCGCCGCATCCTCGCCGCTCACGGCTCAAAGTTCGACCAGCATCGCCAACAGTTCGCGCAGCAAGCAAACGTCGGTGCAGGTTGGCAAAGTTGAAGTGCATACCCAAGCGACCGACGCGGCCGGGATCAGCAAGGCAATCGGCGGCACGATGGAGACGCAAATGCGGCAAACGGTGAACAATTTCGACGACGGGGTGCTCGCATGATTTCCACAAATGCGCAAGATGTGGTCGCCGTATTAAAGTCGGATTTTTCGCAAGTCTTCCAAAAGGCCCGCGCGATCAAAGCGACGATCATGCGAACGTCAAAGGCGATGGAACACCCGTTAGAGACGGGCGCAAGCATCGTTGATCATCGCATTGTGTTGCCCACTACAATCGAACTTTCGCTGATCCTTTCGAGCGAAGACTATCGCGCGGTTTATCAGCAAGTCACCGATCTTTTCAAACGCGGGGAATTGCTCACGGTGCAAACGCGCGTCGAATCGTTCGGCTCCATGCTGATCGAGAAAATGCCGCACGACGAAACGCCCGAAATGCTCGACGGCGTGGCCTTGGCCCTCTCGCTCAAAGAGGCGCAGTTTGTGCAGCCGCAATTTTCGACGCTCAAGGTTCGCCAGCCCCGCGACTCGAACACGGTGCAGCGCGGCCAGCAACAACCGACCGAGGCCCCGCCAGCGCGTAAACAATCCGTTCTCTCGGGGTTCTTCAAATGATCGACATTGCTCTCGCCGCCGTCGCGAATCAAACGCTCGCCGTGCAGCTTGACGGGCGGCAATACACCATCGCCATGCACGAGGCGAATGGCGTCATGTCGGCCACGATCACGCGCGACGGGGCGACCCTCGTGTCGAACGTGCGCGTCACGGCTGGCACCCCGCTTTTGCCGTACCGATACCAAGAGTCGGGCAATTTCTTGCTGATCGTGGACGGCGAGGCGTTGCCCTATTGGGATCAATTCGGCGTTACACAATTCCTTGTGTATGTCACGACCGCCGAGCTTGCGGCATATCGGGCGGCCTGATCATGGCGACAAATACGCTCGACCCGCGTTTGCTTCGCATTGGCGTCGAAGTTGACGGCCAATTGAAATTGTACGAAGGCTTGAACGTCACGGCCTCGGGTACGAAGTACGCAAATGCAAATCAAAACGAATGTGAGGTGAAAATTACAAACCTCGACAAAGCAACCCGCGATTTCTTGCTCACGGCGACTTCGCCGTTCAACAAAGACAAGACCCGGAAAATTCTCACGGTCGAAGCCGGTCGCGTTAGCACGGGTTATTCGCTCGTGTTCGCTGGTGACATAACGAACGCAGTCGGCGGCCAGCCGCCCGACATTACCTTGACGCTCAAGGCTGCGGCCGGTGACTTTGCCAAAGGTCAGATCATCGCAACATCGCAACCCGGAATCGCCCCCTTGCGCAACGTTGCGGCGCGCGTGGCGTCCGACTTGGGCCTCTCGTTGACCTTCGAAGCGGCAGCGAAGCAAATAGCGAACTACACGTTCACGGGCAGCGCGGTGAAGCAAGTCGAGCAATTGGGCGCAATGGGTCGAGTGAATGCCTATATTGACGACTTGGCACTCGTGGTGAAAGATTTCAACGTCCCTTTAGAGGGTCGTACGCGCGATTTGAGCCTCGATACTGGCATGATCGGGATACCTGAATTTACCGAAACGGGTATCAAAGTGAAAATGCTTTTCGACAATCAAACCGTTTTGGGCGGCGGCCTCAACATTACGAGCAAGCTCAACCCAGCCGCGAACGGCCTCTATACCGTCGCGAAACTTGGATTCGAACTTGCCAGCCGCGATACGCCGTTTTATTACATTGCCGAGGCAACTCGCACGGGCGGGGGTTGATCGTGGCGACCACTCCGCACGCGAACCCCTCGCGCGACCCTGCGAACGACGGCACGTTGCTCGGCATGGCCCGCCAGTTGCTTGACAAATTCTTGCAGGGCGTGGACGACATGTTGCCCGCCCGTGTGATTTCCTACGACCGCGCAAAGAACCGCGCGACGGTGTTGCCGCTGGTCAAGCTCTTGACGACCGACGGGCGGCAAGTCGGCCGCGCCCAAATTGCGAGCGTCCCGGTAATGCAATTTGGCGGCGGCAATGTGGCTTTGTCGTTCAATTTGAAGGCGGGCGATTTGGGTTGGATCAAAGCCAACGACCGCGACATTTCATTGATCTTGCAAGCCTATACTGAGAATGCGCCGAACACCTTGCGCAAACACTCATTTCAAGACGCCGTGTTTATCCCCGACGTAATGCACGGCATGACCATCGCGAGCGAAGACGCGGGCAACGCCGTTTTGCAAACGCTCGACGGCTCGGTTAAGGTTGCGATATGGCCCGACCGAATAAAACTCGTGGCGGGGGCATTGTCAATCACGCTGGGGCCGTCTGCAATCGACATCGCAGGCCATGTCAATATGCCCGACGGTGCGACAATCGGGGGTATAAACTTCGGTACACACGTCCACGGTTTAAGCCCGGGGCCGTCTTGAGGATAAGCCATGAGCCGCGTAATTGCAGTCGATTCGAAAAACGATCTATACATCGGCCCTGACGGGTCGCTTGCTACTGCGACCGGCCTCGAAGCGGTCATGCAAGCCTGCCAACAGGCCGCACAAACCCAACTCGGGGAAATGATCTATGCGGTCGATCAGGGCTTGCCCAACTTCGCGGCCGTGTGGAATGGTGCGCCGAATCTCTCGCAGTTCGAAGCCTTTTTGCGCGCCACTCTTTTGGCCGTCCAAGGCGTAACCGCCGTCGTGAGTTTGGCGACTACGCGCTCGGGCAATAAGCTAACATACCAAGCGACCATCGAAACAATTTACGGGCTGGGGGCGCTCAATGGCTGATTACCAATATATCGACACGACGGGCGTTATCGTCCCCGACACGGCCACGATTCAAAGCGAGGTTGAGGGCGAATACAAAGCCGTCTTCGGTCAAGATTTGGTCGTCACGCCGAACACCCCGCAAGGCGTGTTGATCACGGCCGAAGTTGCCGCGCGTTCAAACGTCGTGCGCAACAACGCCGCGCTCGCGAACCAGATCAATCCAAACCTTGCGGGTGGCGTATTCCTTGACGCAATTTGGGCGCTCACGGGCGGCCAAAGGCTCGCGGCGACCCGTTCCACAATCCCCGGGGTTCACCTTGTCGGCTTGCCCGGTACGGTGATCCCTGCGGGGTCGCAAGCGTCGCTATCCGACGGCACACTCTTTGCCAGCGTGTCGCCCGTTACGCTTGACGGCGGCGGAAACGGGTACGTCGAATTTCAGGCCGTCGAGGCGGGGCCGATTGCCGCCAATGTGGACACGTTGACGCAAATCGTTACAGCCGTTCTCGGTTGGGATAGTGTTACAAATCCCACGGCGGCCACGGTGGGCCGTGCCGAAGAAAGTGACCTTGCATCGCGCCAGCGTCGGAAAAACACGCTTGGCCTTCAAAACGTTGCGTTGCCGATTGCGATCACGTCGGGGCTTTACGATACCGACGGCGTTCGCTCGTTGAGCTTTCGGGAAAACACGGCCGACACGACGCAAACAATCGACGGCGTGAGCATGGTCGCGCACTCAATTTTCGTTTGCGTTGACGGGGGCACCGACGCCGCAGTCGCTGCGGCCTTGCTCGAACACAAGAGTCTCGGTTGCGCATGGAACGGCTCGACGACGGTAAACGTTACCGAACCGGCAAGCGGGCAAGTTTACCCGGTGAAGTTCTCCCGGCCGACGCCCGTGCCCGTGCAAGCTCGCGTGACCGTGCGCAACGGTAGTTCGCTCGTGGATGTGCCCGCCGCCGTGAGGCAAGCCATTCTTGACTATGCGGCGGGCAAGATCGAAGGTGAGCCGGGGTTTGTCGTCGGCGGCAGTGTATCGGCGTTCGAATTGGCCGGAGCCGTGAACCGGGAAG